CGAATCTCCGTGTAGGCACATAACGATTCGGGATGCGTTCGACTATCACGCCGATAGAGTTTGAATTGATTCCGTTGAATTCGATCATGCAAACACCGCTTCCCTTCTGCTGACCGCGCTCTGCATCTTCTGCATAATCACATCAGCCAATTCGTTCACATCCTGTCCTTCTGCGCCGTTCACAACGATGGACACGCCGCCGAGATTCGTGGTTCGCACGTTCGCGTTCGGCGTAACAAGTCCTGTCATATTCCGTGCGATTCCATTCATAGCATCGTCATAGCCTTCTGCGATGCCATACGCGATATTTGATCCAACCACATCCGCAAACACCTTGGAAGGCGAATGAATACCGAGAGCAGACTTGAATTTATTGACAATGTTCTTGCAAAAGCCGCTGATATTGCCCCACAACCACGATCCTGCGCCTGTGATGCCCTTCCAAAGTCCTTCAATGATCTGTTTGCCGATCTGCGGTAAGTCTTTCACCAGTTTCAGAAACGCATCTTTGATAGCTTTTCCGATAGTAGCAACCGATTGGTCAAGATTTCCGAGCATCTGCAAAAATCCTTGAATCAAAGCCAAAACTAACTGAATTCCTGCTTGCAAAATTGCAGGGGCATTTGAAATCAATGTAGAAGCAACCTGTGAAACTATCGAAGGAAGCATACCAATTAACTGCGGAAGTGCCGAAATAATACCATTCGCCAAAGCCAATAGCGACTTTACGCCCGAATCTACAATCTTTCCAAGATTGCCGCCCGAAACGATGCTATTTGCAAATTGCACAATTACATTTGCCGCCTCTTGAATCAAACTCGGCAAAGCCGAAGAAATACCGTCAATTAACTGAAATAGAACCTCTGATCCAGATTCCAGTATGCTTGGGAACAATGACTGAATTGCAGGAATGACAGTTTGAACCACCACAGGAAGTTGACCCACGATGTTCTTAACGACTGGCGTAATGTTTCTCACAACATCGTTAAACGCCGTGAGAATGTTTCGCGTCAGTTGCGTTATATCCGCTTGGGAGCTTCCCAGTCCGGCAACCCATGTCTGCACAGCCGCCGTTAATTGACCGATAGACCCCGAAATAGTCTGCGTTGCTTCGCGTTCAAAGTTTCCTGCATATTGTGTAGTATTTTCAAAGAAATACTGCATCGCAAGTTCGGCCTTCTCCGCATTGCTCATCTTGGAAAAAGCCGTGTCCATTCCTTGGGCAACTCTGTACGCTTCTAATGTGGTCGCGTTCATGGCTACACCGAGATTGTCCATCATCGTGTAGTTCCCTTTTGCCGCACCTGTGACCGCATCCAAAGCACTTTGTGTGTCGATACCCATAACCGAAGCCATGTCAGCCGCACGTTGCATCGCCTGTGTGGTCAGTTCCATGCTCTGTTGTGCGGACAGCCCCGATCCTTGGAACAGCGCACCCATCTTGTTAGCGGTCGCAAGATATTCGCTTTGAGTTGCGCCCATCGTTCGATACGCTTCAGCCGCCGCCGTTTGAACCGCAAGCGCATATTCTCCAAAAACCGCTTCGGAGCCGCCGATATTCTGCTCTAACTCACCGAAAGCTACAACGGAGTCTTTCACAAACCCGACAACTGCTTCACCGATGCCCTTCAGACCGTCAGCAAGACTCTTGACCGCACCGAGAATAGCCGCACTCGTCAGATTCGCTTTGAGCATTTCTCCGAAAGTAGATGTCTTACTTCCGGCATCCTCAAAGTCACCGCCGACTTCTTGCATCTGTTTGCCGAGTTCCTTGCCTTGCGCGATGATCTTTTTTATATCGTTATAATAAGAGTCAACGCCGTCAACTTGGATTTTCGGGCCGATTGAATTGCCAGTAGCCATGTATCACCTCAACGCCATGATTTCATCAAACGAAAGAGATTGTTTCTTCTCTTTCGCATCTCCGTTATAAATCGCATAACAGGAAAGCAAATCCATGAATTCACCGAATCTTGTATAGACAACCTCTCTGCGGTTCATATGGAAAAGATGATAGCCATAGAAAAGCAACCAAGGGAGCGTCAGTTTTCCTGCGCTCCCTCGTTTACGTTTTTTGATTCTGTCTCAATCTCCCCATGCGAATCCTGCACGAACACCTTCATCAAAGATGCGGTCAGTTCGTTCAGTTCCTTCGGAGTCAACAGCATGATTTCTTCATCGGTAAGCCGATCAGCTTTCCTGCCGTTCAGTTCTTCGATTCCGACATAACCGTCATTCATCAGCTTGATCAGCTTTGCAGAAACGGAAACCGTCTGCACATAGTCCCCTTCCAAGACTTCCGAAATTCGCGTGATGTCATTGTTTGGACACATCTTCGCAATTTCTACGGACGCGCCGATAGTCAGCGCAAACCCGATTTCTTTTCCGTGAATAGTCATGCTGTTCCTCCTGTTCGATTGTTACAAAATGTTCAATGCCGTCTTGATCTTCGCTTCTGCCGCCGCTTCCGTGGAAACACCTGCGCCGACCATCTTCCACACGTGATTTTCCGAATCGTCACGCATCATGTTGAATTCAATCTCCTGCGTCTGCCAGTCGATTTCATCCTCTTGCGTTTCTGCTTCAAGATTCGGCATCTGTGCGCGACACTTGTTCAGAATGACAGGCACATAGCTTGTCACGCCGTCCGACATATAACGGCACACAAAGCCAAGTCCCACATACGGAACCGTTGCGTCATCGCCGTATGAAGTGAATCCGTCCGAGCCTGCCGCCGGAAGTCCGAAGAGCAACCGTTCAGCCGCATCGAGCAGACCGTCAACCGTCAGCGTCACCGTGCCGCCAGTAAACGCACCCGCGACACTTTCAGCCGCGATGTTATCGGCATAGAACACATTGTCATCTGCCGCCGTTTCGACTTCCATTGAAACGGAAACGCCCCTTGCAAGAATCTGTCCATTTGCATAGCTGACCGTGGTTCCGTCATTGGAATACACAGCCACATACGGCTTTGAGAAGCCAGTTAATACTCTACCATTTGCCATGTTTACATTTTTCCTTTCATAGACCAAACTTCAAGATCGCGGTCAAAACGCGCCTTCATAGCCGCATAGCTTTCTTTCTTGGCTTTGTTTACCGCCTTGTAGATAAAGTTTGTTTTCTTTCTTCGGGATGTCCCTGAATTGATAGCCGCCGCAATCATCGCGTTCGGCTGTCCGTTCGGATATTTCTTGGTTTGAACGTTGTTGTATCCGTCAAAGCCGATCTTGACATACCATACACCCTTTTTCGGATTCTTCATAAAAGAGTAACCAAGAGCATCAAGAAGTCCATCCTTCTGCTTGTGGGTGATACCTCTAATAGGATCATACGGCAAAGCGATGATTGCCTGTCTGATAGACTTACCAACAACAGCAACGCCTTCATAAAGCGCACGTTTCGCCATCCCTGTCGAACACAGACCGAGTTCATTAATGCGCTTGATATACTCGTCCATGCCTTTAAACTTGAAATGAAACGTGCGTCCGTGTTTACCTTTAGCCAAACAGACTCACCGTCCACTCATAATGAATGTAGCCAGTATCATCCTCATATTGCACAGACCGAAGGGAGAACGCACACGCGCCGTCTAACGCCTGTTCAATCGTGTTCCGTGGAACAGGCGAAGAAACTCTTGTGAAGTAATCTACAAACCCATTCGTTCCGCGCTCTACATGATGACCATCGGCAACGAAGTCCGCGCCGTTATCCAAGGACACAACGCCGTAGTCCCCTGTTGGTGCCTTGTCCCATGCCCACGCCGCAAACTGATAACCAGTTTGTTCAAGTGCTTGCATCAGTTCATCCATTCAGCACCTCACAAGTCAGTTCGATTCCATCATCCGAGACATAAGTCCGAATGACGCGATACCGCTTCCCTTTGTAGAGACATTCCTTCTCATCGTTGTAGTCCTCTGCAAGCGACAAAACAAAGACGATGGACGCATTCACGCCCACCGCCATTGCTTGATAGACTTCGTTTCTTGTAACAGAGCGAACCTCACAAAGTACCGTCCGAGTTTCTTCAATCGGTTCCTCGAACACGCCGTGAACGGATGGCGTTTCTGCAATCAGTTGAATCGCATCATACCGTTTCATAAGCCGTACCCTGTCGCGGTTTGCATCTGCTTTTTCTGTTCATCGTAGGAACGCTTCAAACGGTCATAATCGGCAGGAGAACCGAAATTTAGGCGCACGTATGTTTTGACCGCTTGCACAACAAGCGCATCCTCGATCAGACTTTCCGCATCAACACCAGTAATGCCGATGTCTTTGATAGCCGCATCAATCAACGCTTGAATTTCTGCGTCATACGCATCCGTAGTGATACGGAGCGCAAGTTTTACTGCACTTAACATTTCGATTCTCCCTTTCGTTTACTTATTATGCCCCTTTAGCAAGCAGAGCGAACGCCTTGTCAGCGACAGGAGCAACCGCCACATACTCGCGCCCTACGATCTTGACCAAATCCTGCTCCGCAAGGGACAGATCGTCAAACTTCAGCGTGATTTCATCGCCGTTCGGGAAGTTCGCCTGTGCGCCGAAGCCGAAGTCACCGACAATCGCCCACACTTCACCAGTAGAAGCCGCCGAGAACGCCTTCAGCGTGTTGTCGAAGTGAACCGCAAGACCCTCAAAAGGATCAACCGCATACTGTGCCGCATACTGCGCCGCTTTGAAGGCCGCATAGGTCAGCTTGTTCATCACGATGACAGGAGCAGACGCTTCATCGGACAGATTGGCAATCGCTTCCGCGATGATGCCGAGAGACGGAGTGCCAGTAATCTTTGCCGCAGAAACGGAAGAAGCCGTTGCCGCCGCCGGAAGAGCCGCAATCTTGGCGATAAGCTGTGCCTGTGCCGCTTTTGCGATCTGATAGGTCACTTCGTCATAGATGTAATACAGGAATTCTTCGCCGCCCATATCCATTGCTTCATCCGAAATCGTGATCCACTTCTTCAGCGACTCCGGCTTCAGTTCGGTCACGCCAAGCGTGAGAACCTCTTCATCGGGAGCGTCTGCGCCTTCGGCGTGAACCACAGCACCAGTTGCCGACCGTTCAAAGCCGATTTTGACATTGCCGCGAATGTAGGTCTTGCGGACAAGTTCCATCAGACCGTTTCTCTGCCATGCAGTACGGACACGTTCCTCAACGATGGTCGGAACAGGAACCGTTCCGGCCGGAGTAGCATTGGTAGACAGAAGCGAACGGACTTCCTCATCCTTGCCGGACTTGATGTAGTTTGCGAATGCATTGATGTACTCTTTCGAGCCACGGATTTCTTCAATAGTCATGTTTCTATTCTCCTCAATTTTTTCAATTTCTTTGCCGCCGCTGATAACATCGGCAACCTCTTTCTTGCGAGTTTCGATCAAAGCCGCTTTCCGCGCTTCCAATGCGTCTACCTCGCTGTTCAGTTCATCGAGTTTCGCGTCATCAGCCGTTTCAAGTTCGGCCTTGATCGCGCTCATACGTTCCTCGATGGCTTCAATGGTTTCGTAATTATCCATTGTCTTTCTCCAATCTGTTTCTCAATGCGGTTCGTTTCTGCTCCAATGCTTCCTTCTTTTCGCGCTCCAGTCTCTCCGCTTTTAGCTTGGCAATCTCTCCGTCTGCCAAACTCCGAGCCGAAATTTCAGTTGCATCATTCGCCGGAATGGATACCGCCGAAACATCATATAGTTTCCCGATGTCGGTAATTCTCCGAGTCGAGATTTCTATACCGTTCTCCATGCGTCTATCCCAAACATCCCCACGGACAGTAAACCCAAAGGACATCTTGTTTGTATAGCCGCCTTTGATTTCCTCATACAGTTCTCTGCCGATGGCTGTGCCGCCAAGGTTCGCTTCGATCAGCAAACCGTGTTCATCAGCCGCAAGCGTCAGAGTGCCGTTCTTCGTCCGAGCAAATACGCGCCCTTCGTGGTCATATTGCATGATGACATCGGACACATCCGTTTTGTCGAACGCATTACGATCAATCACTTCCCAAAGCTGATAGTCACCGTCCGAGTAAAGCAGATACGGTTCGTCAAACGTGGTCGCATAGCCGCGCACCAGTTTTTCATCCTCGCTTGGTGCAAGCACTTCCGCAAGATTTCTGTATTCTCGATCATTCTTCTGTGGCATCGTCTAATACCTCAATTTCTTCTGTGTTTTTGTATTCTCCACGGATCGTGCGAATGTCACCGCCCTCAACAGGCGAATAGTTGAACAGTTCACGCGCTTCGTTGATGCTCATAACGCCCCTGTCAAGAAGCTGTTGCGCCATGCTTACCTTTTGTGTAGTGGACATATACTGCAAACGATTCGCGCTTACCATGCACCGACTTCCTTGCGCTCGTTCGCGTTCGGAGAACATCGCCATAGTCATTCCATCGGCAAGCTGAATTGCAAACGGTTCAATGAAGCCTTCAAAGAAAGCATCTAACTCGTCTGCGTTCGCCGTGTTCTGCATGATGGCTCGATTAACGCCAAAATAGTCATGCACATTGTTTTCGATGGCTTCTCTTTGAGCCGCATCCACCGTGTATGCGCTTTGATTGATCTGACGAATATCGTTGTAATAATTCGGGAACAGGAGCAGACCACCGTCATTCCCTGTTTCCATGTTCGCCTTGACAAAGCGTTCGCGTTCCTTCTTCAGGTCGGATGTCATGGAGAAGTTGTCAAGCCGCGCCATGAACCGATATGTGACGGAGTTTTTCACGGCTTCCTCGATGCCTTGATTCTGAACGTGAATCATCCGCATCGTTTCATCCAATGCCCGATTCGACTCACCGAAGAAATCGTTTTTGTATTGGAACCGTGTCAGCAGAACCGTTTCGGACAACCGCACCGCGCCGACTTTGCCGCTTCCAAACGTGTATTTCACCCAAGGTTCGTCCTTGTATTCGACTAACGTGCAATACTGCGGCAACACAGGCGTATAACCTGTGATCACCATCGAATCATCAAAAATCGGAGTGATGAAGCAGTTGTTACAGTTGTCCAATATGGTGCTAATTCGGTACAGCCATTGTGAATATGTTTGGAATTTTGACGGAGCCAAACGCATCTTGGCTTGTAGCTTCGGGTTCGCCGTTCCTTCAAAACTCACTTTCAGCTTTGAAATATGCCGCGCCCTTGCGTCAATCGCCGCACGAACCAGTTCACTCTCATAGATGCATCCATTCCACGATGTGAACACAGGCTGATACGCCGTTAGTGTCTGATAGTAGCCGCTTGAACGGTTTAGAGCATTCTGCGACTCCTTCGCCTTCTTCGGCCTGAAGATATAATCAAACAGTCCCATTCTTTAACCTCTCACCCACTTCTGCGTAGTGTGCTTGCCTTACACAGACCGCATCCAATAACGCCGCCATTCCGTCAATGCGGAGATGCGGCGAAATCTTGACCAATCTGCATTTCTGTGCTTCCTCATCCGTCTTTAGTGCCGAATTTAACAAATGCGCTTGCAGGAGCGAATTGTCCCCGAAGCGCATCTTTTCATCCTTTATCAGTCCGTCAAGTTCCCGAATGACAGGAGTCAAGTTTGTTCCCTGTCTAACATCGTCCATGTGGAAGCCGTATCGTTTCATGTCCTCAACGAAATATTGCGCCGAGTATCGGTCATACCCGACCCACAGCGGCAGGATTTCGTACTTTTCGACCAGTTCGCAGAACCATATGAAAACATCTTTGTAATCTACATAGTTTTCGCCGGACAGCGACAGGAAGCCGCGCTCCATCATAATCCTGTATGGTACGCCATCTTCTTCCGTCCCCTTGTCGAGTCTCGCTTCCGGCATCCAAAAATGCGATAGCACATGAAGCAGACCGTTTTTCTCGATCACTATACACGCCGAAGTCAAGTCCGTAGTTTGCGACAAATCCACGCCGCCGACACAGTACGAATGCGCCAGTTTCTCCGGCGTAACGGATTCGCTCATGCACTTCTCGATCTGTTGGAATTCAAACCATGCCGCCGAAGAGTTGCTTTTCACGTTGCAGTATTTCGTCCAAAATTCGTGCCGTTTCGACAACGAAGATTCTGCAACCGCGATTTCTTCGAGCAGATAGTCCACCGAGACGGACACGCCAAGATTCGGATTCGACTTTTTCAGTTCGTTGATGTCATTCCATTTGTTCACATCGTCAATGATGTACAGGAACGGAGCGAAGCGTTTCTCTTTCGATGATCCGTTCAGCACCGATGTAGCACGTTTCATCAGTTCATCATATACGCCATCGTTTTGGTATCCGGCAGTTGAGATGGACAACAGCAACGGCTGTCTCCGCGCACCAAATGACGATTTCAGAACCTCATAGAATTTCAGTCCTGCATCTCCGCGCCATGCGGCAACCTCGTCCGCGATGCACAAAGAGATGTTCAGGCCGTCCGACTTCTGTGCCGAGTACGCCAACGGTTTAGCCATCGTGTTGGTCGAAGGAAAGTACACATCCGTTCGCCGCTTCAGCTTCAGCTTGGACAGTTCTGCATCCTTGTCCATGATCTGATAGAAAGCGTCATAGCACAGACACGCCTGTTCGAGTTTCGGAGCAACGAAGTAAATCCTTGCGCCATACTCACCGTCAAGCACCGCGCAATATGCCGCGATAGCCGCCGCAAGCAAAGTTTTACCGTTCTTTCGGGCGATAACAATAAACGCTTCCCGAAACTGCCTTGCACCAGTATCATCGAGAATGCCAAACAGAACCGAAAGCAACGCCTTTTGCCATAACTCCAACTTGATCAAGTTCGGAGCCAATGCGCCCTCATGGTGTCGGCAAAAGTTTTCTATGAACCCAATTGCCGCTTGCGCTTTTTTGGGAGAAAAGAAAAACGAACCGTTTTCCAGTCCGTTAATGATGTATTGATACCATTTCTTGATCCACGCCCCGACTTCTTCGGAACCGTCCATGATGCGCTGATAATATGCGTAGATTTCATTCATTGATCTTGTCTATGAATGCTTGTAGCTTGGAGTGATTCTCTCCTTCGCCTTTGAACGCATCCAATATCGCAATCAGAGTCTTTACGGTTTGGTTTGCCGCCGTAGTGGTCGCATTGTAGGAGTTGACAGCAGGATTCGTGTAAATGTTTTCCCGGCCCTTCACATACGCCTTGGTAACAATGACACCATCGCCTTTCAACGCTTCCTCAAGCTGTTGGAGCATATTCATCTGTGTGATGTACCGTTGAAACGTAGTGCGAAAGAAGAAGTTCTGTTTGAGTCCTGCCGCTTCTGCTTCTTGCAGTACCTTTTCTGCCTGTTCTTGTAGTGTAAGTTTCGCCATCTCCTTCTAACTCCTGTCCAAAAAACTTCAAATCGCCTTTGATTGGTTTTTCCGAGG